GGAAATGGTGGAAAACAATAGGGGAAGTGGGGGAAAAAGAAAAAAAAAATGCGCAAATCAGCATTTGAGTTTTATCCGACTCCGGCGCCATTCACCGAATGGCTATTGTCAGTATGCCGTGAGCACGGGTTCCCAATCGCTGGGAGAATCTTAGAGCCCTGTGCCGGCGCCGGAGATATCGCGAGTGTACTCCACGCTGAACTGTCTGTGGCATCGGTATTCCAAAACGACCTGGACCCTCAATGGAACGTCTCTACCAGGGACGCGACCTCGCCTGACCTGCGAGGGGGGCTGGTGTACGACTGGGAGGTCACAAATTATCCATTCTCAGCCGCATTATCGTGTTTGAATTTGGCGGTTGATGGTTTACACTCAGTCGCGACGTATCACCGTGCGACGTTACGGGAGCCGCACAAAACACTTGGGCTGGGGCGTTCGTTCTTTCGCGACCACCCACCCACGGCGACCCTGTGGTGCCCACGGTTTGCGCACATGCGGAGCCAGAAGACGGGCAAATGGTCAACCGACTCGGTATCGTGCGTCTGGTCTGTGTGGGTCCCAGGCCGCGCTCCTATTGGGGATATTTGGCCCAGCGATGCGATGTTCGACCGTTTGTCTGAGTATACGTCTCCTTACCGGGAGAGGGTAGACGCCTTGGGTGGCTAGAAAAGTTTGCGCAAAGTATCAAGGGCGCGAGCGTGACATAAGGAGGGGAGACTGATGGGCAAGTGTTGCCATGCGTGCGGACAGCAGATTCTTGGGAGTCCTGAAGATTTCATCGTGGCCTACGACGCCTATCCGAGGAAGAAGGCGAAGGAGGCGGCTCATAAGGCGTGGATACGCCAAAGGCCTCCACTCGATAAAGTGCTTGAGGCGCTCGCGTGGCAGCGTCTGGAGTGGAAAGACAAGACGTTCATCCCTTATATGGCGACGTGGATCAACGCGAGACGATGGGAGGATGAACCTGACGTGGCCCCGAAGGTGGTGCCGGCCTGTGACGACGCCCTCGAGAGCCTCTTGGACCGATTCGGCGTCCTGAACCAGTACGACCGTTTCCAGTGGTTCGCTGGGGCGAGGCTACAGGGGAACACGCTCATCGTTGACCCAGAGTCTATCGAATGGATCTCCCATCGGTATTTGAAGGACCTGTCATTGGTCCATGGCGCTCCTCTGCAGATTATGGGCGGATAGACGTTTGAATAGGCCCGTATTCTTTGCCATGATCTGTTTATGGCACGGGCATCTAAGATCGGGGAGCTCAATCATAAAGGGCGCGGTCGTCCCAAAGGGACGAAGAATATCGTCCCGCCTTCATTCAAGGCGTCCCTAAAAAAGATCTTCAAAGACATAGCCACTGAGGACCCGGCCATGCTTCGCAAGGCCCTCGAGGATGGCCTTAGCGCGAAGCCCCCCTACTCGTTCCAGTACCTGCAGCTCGCAGCCCATTACATCGACGGCAAACCTTCGGACAAGGTTGAGCATGACGGCAACGTCACGATTACATGGAAAACGGACGAGTCATAGAAATCCCGTACGCCCCGCGTAAGTGGGCGATGCGCATTCATAACACCAAGAAGCGGTGGATTTCTGCCATCTTGCACCGGCGTGCCGGCAAGACCACGGGCATCATCAATCACCACCAGCGAGCGGCCCTGGATGACAACTGGGAGCGTGAGCGTATCAGGTCATTGATGCCAGAGCTCACCGATAAAGAAATTGCCCCCCTGCTGCGTAATCGGTTCTATGGGCATGTGATGCCGACGCGTGTCCAGGCCAAGATGGTGGCATGGGACATGGTGAAGTACTACTCGGCCGGCACAGGCGCCACGTACAACGAAGCCGAACTCCTAGTGAGATATCCGAACGGATCTCGGTTCCAGTTATTTGGCGCTGACTCGCCAGACTCGCTACGAGGGCCTGGTTTCTCTGGTCTTTCGTTCGACGAATACAGCCAGCAGGCCCCGAGCATCTTTTCTGAAGTCCTTTCGAAAGCGCTCGCCGATCACCTTGGGTACGCCATCTTCGCAGGCACGGTCAAGGGGAAGGACCACCTCTACAGGACCTACGAAGAGGGAAAGAAATCAGACCAGTGGGAGTGTATCTGGCAGGATATTGACGCCTCGATCGCCACGGAGGGTGGCCCGACGGTCAAGACCCTCAAGCGAGCCATGTCCGACGATCGGTCCCTGGTGCTCCAGGGGCTCATGACCCAGGACGAATTCGACCAGGAGTGGTATCTCAGCACCGACGCGGCCATCAAGGGCGCGATCTACATGAAAGAGTTGTCTGCCGCAAGGGATGGAGGCCGGTTCACTGAGGTGCCGTATGACCTCTTGCTTCCGGTGGACACAGATTGGGACATTGGGATGGGAGATTCTACCTGCATCTGGTTCTCCCAAAGCTTCCGCGGTGGCGAGGTCAGGGTGATCGACTATTTCGAAGCCAGTGGCGAGGGACTTCCTTTCTACGTGAAGATGCTCAAGGACAAGGGGTATGTCTACGGCGACCATTGGGCTCCACATGACATCCAGGTACGTGAGTACTCCTCTGGTAAGAAGCGCATCGACGTCGCCAAGTCTTTAGGCATCCCGTTCAAGGTGTGCCCCAAAATCCCTGTAGAGGATGGAATCCACGCGACTCGGTTATTCTTTTCTAAGTGCTGGTTTGACGAGCGAAAGACGCGGCCTGGTATCGAGGCTCTCCGTCACTATCGCCGTGACTTCAGCCACAAGACTGGGGAGTTCAAGGACTCACCAGTTCATGACTGGTCTTCACACGCGTCAGACGCGTTTCGGACGCTTGCCGTTAGGCACCGGAACCCGCGTGAAAAGAAGAAAGACACAGACGCGTTAGGCGTCATCGCTGGTATAGGATCCCGCGGAGTCGAGCAAAAATGGATGAGCTCGTAAACGTAGGTGGCTCTTTTAGATAAAAATAGGAAGAGGCAGCAGATGAGGAAAGACCCGACAGGAATTGTATTGATGGCCGAAGGCGCCGGCGGGAAGAGCCAAGGTCCGACGAAAGTCGAGCGCGTGGTGATCGAGCGTGCCGCGAACGGTGGCGTCGTCGTCAACGTTACGAAGTCCCCAGTATCCGGTGGAGGCAACAGCCTGCCCATGATGGGCGACAGTGAAATGAATGCTTTCGCGTCATGGCCAGAAGCCCTTGGGTTTATCTCAGAGGTCATGGGGTCAGAGATGAAAGGCCCTGAAGAAGAAGAGCTTGAGGGCCCGTTGGTTGAGGCCTCTGAAGAGATTCAGGAACCTCCAATAGAAGCCATGGGCACCGGGCCGGAGTCCCATCCACAGGGTGGAGTTGAGTTTGGCGGCCAGCGGTCATACGGTAGTTAACACAGGAGCGCACACATGAGTCACACAATCACCCTTACGGGTACGCCATCGAAGATGTCTAAGGTGAAGTCAGTCGCGGCCGGCAAAGTCGATTCAGGCGGCAAGAAGAAGTAGGCGTGTCTATCCAAGACTCGCCCGAAGTCATTAACGAGTTCTCTCGGCAACAGTGGGCGGTTGTGACCGCAAACGTGTTACGGAGGTCTTGGCCGCAAGACTTGCTCGATGACGTGGTCTCGGCAGGACGGGACGAGTTCATCCGACTCGCCACTCCCTTTCTCTATGACCAGGACCTGAGCAAAAAAGACGTCGAAAGCATTTTTAACATGCTGTCTTTGTCCGCAGGGAAAATTCCTCAGTGACCCGTCCGTCGTCTGTGACTGACAACGGTTACGGACGTAAGTCTATGAATATCTTAAAGATGGCGTCTATCGACATCGCTGACACGGTTCAGCGAGCGCATCGGTTCAAAGACGCATCTTACCTATTCTCGGAGAAGTCACTGGCCCGCAAGTGCCAAGAGATGCAGGACCGAGGATATATCGATCGGGCACGCGGTGCGCCCTGGCACCAGTCATGGCTGACGGATAAAGGCCGTCAAGTCTTGGAGACGGTCTCAATGAGTGGCTAACGGTACATACAAAGAGCTCACCGGGGACCTGAAAATCGTTTCACGGTCTGAGTCTGATTCGCCTGAATCGAAGAGCAAGCGGGAGAAGGTCGCATCCTTCTTACGCCTAGCCAGAGACAGGTTTCAGATGGTTTCTGACGCCGAAAGCGATCTGCGCCGTTCTCAACTGGAGGACCTTGAATTCGTTTCAAGCGAGCAGTGGCCGGCCGACATTAAGGCCGACCGAGCGGCGGAGGGGCGCCCGTGCCTCACGATCAACCGACTCCCCCAGTTTATTCGCCAGGTCACCAACCAGGCACGAGGCTCCAGGCCGTCGATCCAGGTGAACCCCAAGGGCGGCGGAGCCACAATGAAAACAGCCGAGATCCTACAGGGTCTCGTGAGAGATATCGAGCTCGAGAGCGATGCCGAGGTGGCCTACATCACCGGCGCCGACTCACAAGCGAAAATTGGCCGAGGTTTTTGGCGCGTGGTCACTGAATATTCAGAAGACCCCACCAGCTTTGACCAGGTGATCCGCATTAGGCGGATTCGCAACCCCTTCACGGTCTACATCGATCCCAGTACGCAACGGGCTGACGCCAGTGACGCAAAATTCTGTTTCATCGTTGAAGACCTCAGCCATGATGAATACGAGAATCGGTTCGGAAAACAGGACCCCGCCTCGCTCTCAGAGTTTGCGACAATCGGTGACGACACCCCGCTCTGGCTACCCAACGGAGGTATCCGTATAGCCGAATATTGGTATGTCGAAGAGGAAGAAGAAACCCTCTATGACATCTACATCGAGCCCAATCCCCTCCAGGCCGATTCAGTCGGGATCAGGATGCAGGTGGAAGGGTCAGCGATCGACATCAAATCCCTGCCTCCGCACCAAATCCTCAATGAGCGCACGAGAAAAGTGTCGAAGGTCAAGACCTCGTTGATTAACGGGGTCAAGATCCTCGAAGGGAACAAAGACAAGACGTCAGGCGCTGACTGGCCTGGTAAGTGGATACCCGTCGTCCCAGTGATCGGGGAAGAGATCGACCTCAATGGACGCGTGGATTACCGCGGCATGGTCAGGGATGCCAGGGAGCCGCAGCGAGCCTACAACTTCTGGATTAGCGCGGCCACCGAAGCCGTGGCCCTGGCGCCCAAAGCCCCATGGGTCATGGCGTATGGGCAAGACGAAGGCTTCGAGACCATGTGGGATCAGGCCAACGTCAAAAACTTCTCGCGCCTCATCTACAAGCCTGTGGATGCGAATGGGCAACTCGCCCCACCCCCACAGCGTCAGACACTTGACCCCGCGATCTCTGCGATTACCTCCCTCATTCATCAGGCCGATAACGACCTGAAGGCGACCATTGGGTTCTATGACGCCAGCCTGGGTAACTCCAGACCAGAGCAGTCAGGCAAGGCCATCCTTGCGCAGCAGAAGCAGAGCGAGATCGGGAACAGCAATTACCTCGACAACCTGGGCCGCGGTATTCGCCATACGGGACGAATTATTATTGACCTTATTCCCAAGGTGCTCGAACGACCGCAGATTGTTCGCATTATCGAGCACGACGATAAGCCCAGGATGGTCCAGCATGTCCCAGGGGGCGTGATGCCTGAGGGAGAAACCCTCCCTGAGGGGATACTCGAAACGGATGTCTACGACCTCACGCAAGGGCAGTACGATGTGTCTGTGTCGATTGGCCCATCGTGGGCGTCAAAGCGACAGGAAGCGGTCGCTCAGATGGGCGAGTTGATCCAATCCAACCCAGCGATGGCGCAAGTCATTGGCGACCTGTGGGTGGGAAACATGGACTCCCCATGGGCGCAAGATGCCGCCAAGAGGCTGAAGAAAACGGTCCCACCGAACCTCCTCGAGGAGTCTGAGGGAGGACAGCCACAGATCCCCCCTGAAATCCAGCAGCAGATGGAGCAGGCGCAGCAACAGATTCAGCAGCTCACGGGAGCGCTGACTGAGGCCCAGCAATCGTTGGCGGCGAAGAAGGAACAGTCCGCGGCCCAGGCCCAGATTGCCCAGACCGAGACACAGGCGGATATCCAACGGGCCCAGATTGAGGCTGCCTCCAGGGCGAAAGTCGAAGAGATTCGTGCGCAGTCTGGCATGGCCGAAGTGCGGGCCAGGGTCGAGAGTGACCGGCTCATCATGGAGATGAAGACCGAGAACCAGCGCATGCTGGCAGAGATGAAGGCTCAGAATGACTCGTCATTGAAGCGGATGGAGCACGCGTTCTCATCACGGAAGGACGAAGACGAAGCGATGCGTCAGTCGATTGAGGCTGAGCGCGAAGATCGGGCAAAAAAGAAGCCGATCTACGGGGAATGACGCATAACACCCAGACCCCTCATGGGGCGTCATCAATACGCAGGGTTCAAGGAGCGACAGGTCACTTATGGCGAATATCGTAATCGCGTCAACTACGGACTCAATGGAGTCTATCCAGGCCGCCGCAGAGGCCCCGAAATCGGGGACTGCACCGGTGGTTGAGTCTGCATCTTCAGGAGAGCCGACGCCTATGGAAGCGCCGGCAGACCAGGTCGAGGCTGAGGAGCCGGTCGAGGCTGAAGAGTCTACACAGGAAGACGCACAGGAAGACGCAGAGGGGCCTGAGGCAAAACCCAAGCAGGACAAACCGACCAGGGAGCGCAAGCGCGACATCCAGGCGAGGATCGACGAGCTTGTTCGAGACAAATACACCTCCAAGCGAGAAGCCGCAGATGCGCAGGGATACGCCCTCCGTCTACAGCGCGAGCTCGACGCACTCAAAGCTGATCAGTTTCCAGCCAGGGCCGAAGAGCGCCCGGCACCCACGGCCCCGCCAGCTCCTCCGCAGGAAGACCTAAGCCGTGCGATCGAAGCGGCACTGGGACCAGAGCCGTCGTCTGATAACTTCGACACCTTTGAGGCATACACCAAGGCGCAGGCTCGGTGGTCAGCCAAAGCCGAGAGATTTGAACTGGAAGCAGAATCCAGGCGTGCGAACGAATACGCTCGCCGGCAGCACTTCGAACAGCAGTCCAGGGCCTCCAATGACGCGGTGACCTCTGCACATTTCGCCCGGATCGAGACCGCCAGAGAATCGATCCCTGACTTTGACGATGTCATCGCGAAATCTGAGGACATGGTGATTCCACCGCCCATGCGTGCGGTCATCATGAACGAGGAGGCTGGCCCATACCTGATGTACCACCTCGCGCAGTATCCTGAGGAACTTGAGCGGATTGCGAGCCTGCCCCCTACCCCACAGCTTGTGGCCATGGGGCGCCTCATCGCGCAGATTGGGTCGGCTGACCCAGGTGTTCCACGTGGAACATCGACTCGGGCCGCGGCTCCAAAGCCCTCGAAGCTGCCTCCACCGCCCAAAACGGTCGGCGCTGGGTCGGCTCAGAGCACAGTGTCACTTGACGACCTGCCTTACGACCAGTATCGTGAGATCAGGAACAGAGAAGAGCGCGAACGCATGGCTCGACGCTGATTCCCTATTTGGCGGTGGGCTGGTCTTGTGTGGCCCAACCTGCCGCCAACGCTCCTCCCTGGAGTGCCGTTCGACGCCGCACTGTAAAGTAAGACCTATTTCGACCTAACGGTCGCCATTGACGTTCTCAGCGGGTCGTCATTTTCTACTCGCTGTCTGGCCGTTACTCACGCGGAATCGGCTGCCGCATCCACTTTCTTTGTTTTCTCGTTGAGAGAGGCCTTTATTATGGCAGCCCCATCAAACACTCTGCTTACGATCGCAATGATCACTCGAGAGGCACTCCGTGTTCTCGAAAACAGCCTGACGTTCACCCGTCAGGTCTCCCGTCAGTTCGATGACAAGTTCGGCGTCGAAGGCGCCAAGATTGGGACCGTGCTGAACGTACGCAAACCGCCGCGTTACGTGGGACGTACCGGCCAGTCGCTGGCGATTGAAGCCGCAACCGAATCCCAGGTGCCCGTCACGTTGGACACCCAGTTCGGTGTGGATATCAGCTTCAGCTCTCAGGACCTTGCACTGTCGATTGACGACTTCAGCGAGCGCTTCCTGAAGCCGGCGATTTCCACCGTGGCCAACAAGATGGACGCCGACGGCTTGAAGCTGTACAAGCAGATTGCCAACTTCGTCGGAGCCCCTGGCACCACGCCAAGCGCGTGGCTGACCTACCTGGACGCCGGCGTGAAGCTCGACAACGCGTCGTGCCCACAGGACGGGCAGCGAAGCATCGTGATGACTCCCCGCATGCAGGCGACGTTGGTCGATGCACTCAAGGGGCTCTTCCAGGCTTCGAACGACATCGCCACTCAGTACCGCAAGGGCAAGATGGGCACGTCGGCCGGGTTCGACTTCTACATGGACCAGAACTGCGCCTCGCACACCGTCGGTGCGCTGGGTGGCACGCCTCTGGCTAACGCGGCAACCGCGCAGACCGGTTCCTCGATCATCACGGATGGCTGGACGGCTGCGGTCGCCACTCGCCTGAAGCGTGGTGACGTGATCCAGTTCGCCGGCGTGAACGAAGTCAACACGCAGTCGCGTGAAGACATCGGCGTCCTCAAGGACTTCGTGGTGACGGCTGACTCGGCCTCGGACGGTTCGGGCAACCTGACGGTCTCGATTAGCCCGTCGATCGTGATTACTGGTGCGAACCAGAACGCGTCGGCTGGCGTGGCCAACAACGCCGTGGTGACCGTGTTTGGCAGCGCGAGCGCGTATGCGAGCAAGGTGTCGCCGACGGCGCTGGCGTTCCACAAGGATGCATTCACGATGGCGTGTGCCGACCTTCCATTGCCCCGCGGCGTGGACATGGCCGCTCGCGTGTCGGACAAGCAGCCCGGAATCTCCGTGCGCATGATCCGTGCTTACGACATCAATTCTGACCAGTTCCCCTGCCGTTTGGACGTGCTCTACGGCTGGTCGGCACTGCGTCCCGAGTTGGCTTGTCGCATTCAGGGCTAGTTCATCTGGACCGTGGGGGCCTTTGGCCCTCACGGTCAATGACCCTTTTTTCTGACGGAGACTCACATGGCACTTACAGCAACTACTCTTAATGGCGCGATCGGCGCTACGGACACCACGATCGTCCTGACCAGCGGCACCAGTGTCGTGGTCGGTTCGTTCATCCTCGTTGACAGCGAATACGTGCGCGTGTTGGATATCACGAACACCCCATCGATCCGGGTGCAGCGTGGCCAGCTCGGCACGCTTGCCGTCGCGCATGACACGTTGGCCTACGCGGTTTCGGGCGCCTCGTCTGACTTCTCTGTGAAGCCGGCCGCTCGCCTGTATTCCTATGGACAGGACGGCGCGATCGTCGTGGCTCCTGGCCTCCACCAATTGACCAAGGCCACGGCCGGCGCCTACACGATTGCTGACCCGAGCAAGGCGCAGGACGGAGACACCATGGTGTTCACGTCGGCTACGGCTGCGGCCCACGTCATTACTGGCACGACTATCTGGGACGGCACCGCGACGGTGAATACGACCCTGACGTTCGCGGCGGTTATCGGCGCGAGCTGCACTCTGGTCGCCGAGCAGGGCAAGTGGAACGTGGTCAGCCTGAACGCGGTCACTCCCGCTCCTTAACACACCATGAGTGGGGCGCCGTAGCGATATGGCGCCCCACCTTGTTTAGACCCCACGCGTCTCCCCACGCTTCAGAAAAGAACAACCTATGGTTACAGCCCTCCCTGATATCACCGTGGAACCCACCATTACCGGTGACGGGGCGATCACGATCGCTGCGGGGCTGGTGACGCTGACCAAGGGCTCGGCGGCGGAGATTAACCGGCTCGTTGCGGCCACGAGCCTCATCAAAGACGGCGCCACGGGCGGTGCCAAGACGACCTGCACGTTTGCCGCGTTTGTCGGCGCGACGTTGAAACTAGCGGCCTCACAGTTCAAGTGGAACGTCGTCTCCAAGAACGTCGTGACCATCACGTAACTAGGTGCCAGGGCGGGGTCACACCTGTCCTGTTCATCCGGAGCGCACCCTTATGGATTCACTCACGCATTACAACGATCTCTTTGAGATCACCAAGAGCGACACCGCGGCGATCCCCTCAGGGCCGCCCGATGCGATTTATGTCGGCGGCGCGGGGGTCTTGCAGTTGGTGCTCTCAAACGGGCGCATCGTCCCGGTGACGGCAGTGGCTGGCACAATCCTGCCCTTCCGAAAGTGTGTCGTCCGCGTCAACAGCACGAGCACGACCGCCTCCCTGATGGTGGCGTTGTACTCAATTTAGGCTGGAGACATTATAAGCGACGACTTTCCCTTCACCCCAGGGACCGGACCCGGCACGATTGCCGCCAATAAGGAGTATGCAGTGTCTGATTTTTCACAATGGATGTACCACCAATCGCAAGGGGATCGATTGTTTTCGTCACAGGATGACCTGGACGCCGCCGGCCCAGGATGGAGAGATAGCCCCGCTGCCTTCGGTACACCTGAGCCAGTCGTGGTGAAAGTCGAGGCTCCTCCTTCGGCCCCATCAGCGGTGGAACTCTTGACGGAGATCCAGTCGCCTGACCCCGTGAAGTTTATTGCCCCTGACTACGATGAGGACGAGGACGAGAACCGGGAATCATCGACGGTGTCATTCAGCAAAACGGAAGAGAGTGCGCCTCTTGAGGCCCCGAAACAGGCCCCGGTGAAAACACAGGTGGCTCTTCAGGGCGCAAAAGCGAAAAAGACTGGCAAGTCGTAGCCGGCGCCTTGAAAGGCAGATATGGCCACTACCGCACGCAAGCTGATTACGTCGTCCCTCCGCCTCATTGGGGTGCTCGCCTCTGGGGAGACCGCACTCGGTGATGATGCGAACGACGGGCTCGTCGTTTTAAACGACTTCGTGGATGAGCTTGCAGCGCAGCGTCTCTCGATCAATGCAACGACGAGGACGGAGTATCCGCTGACCGCAGCGGTCTCGAGCTACACGATCGGCGTTGGGGGAGACTTGAACCAGGCGCGGCCGCTGTGGATCCCTTACGCCGGCCTGATTATCGACAACACAGAGACCGTGCCGACCGAGATCGGCATCGACGTGTACAGCGTGCAGCAATATGCGGACATCTTCCAGAAGACGCTCGCAAGTGCCTATGTCCAGGCGATTTACTTTGACCATGCCTGGTCGGCCGGACTGGGAAATATCCACGTATACCCCGTCCCCGATATTGGGACCACGAATTTGGTCCTCTACACGCCGACGGCGATTACGGAGTTCGCCGCGCTTGACACGGCGTACACCTTCCCGCCTGGCTACCGGAAGATGCTGCGCTACAACCTCGCCGTGCAGCTCGCCCCGGAATACGGACGGCAAGTGGACCAGGTGATCTTCGAATTGGCGAAGTCTTCGTTGGCCATCGTGAAGGCCGCCAATGCCACCCAACCTGGGTTGATGCGCGTTGACTCAGCGTTGGTCGGCCGTTCGGGCACATGGGACTGGCGCACAGGGAATGACCACACCAGGGGAAGTGGCTAATGAAGCTCCCGCATTTCATTGGGGGATCCTACCGGTCTGCGAGCAAAATTGCTGACGACTCAGTCACGATGAACTTCTACCCGGAGATCATGGAGTCTCCAGGGGCGAAGTCCCAGATGGTGCTGTACCCGACCCCTGGGGTGACGGCGTTTACGACGGCTGGGACACAAAACCCGGTGCGGGGCCTGTGGTCACAGGACGGGCGCACGCTCGCGGCTTTCGGCGGCACGCTTTACGAGCTATTGGCGGACGGCACAAAAACCTACCGTGGAACCATCGCAAATGACGGCTCACCGGTGACGTTCTCGACCAACGGCGACGGGGGTGGAGAGGTGTTCATTACCTCTGGGGACACGGGATACGTCTTCACACTGTCTTCAAATGTAATGGCGACTGTATTGTCAGATGTGACGTTTGGGTCATTTCTGAGCACAAGATTCCTTGCCCTCGACGCGGCCACGTCTACGCTGAAAATATCCGACCAGCTCGATGGGACTACATGGGACGCCACCCAGGTGGTCCAGCGAACGATTGGATCCGACGCGTGGATCTCCATGCTCGTGAACAACCGTGAGATCTGGCTGTTTGGGTCACGCACAAGCGAGGTGTGGTACGACTCTGGGGCGTCCCCGTTCCCGTTCGCGCCCATCAGTGGCGCCTACATCCAACAGGGGATTCTTGCGGCATGGTCGGCCGCACGCCTGTCGGGGACGGTGCTGTGGCTTGGGTCAAACGAAAACGGCGCCGGCGTGGTGTATCGAGCGAATGGTTATGCAGCAGAACGCATAAGTAACCACGCGATGGAATCTGAGATTCAAGCCTACGGGACCCTCTCGGACGCCCTGGGGTGGTCCTACGAGCACGATGGACACTCGTTCTATGTGTTGACGTTCCCAACAGCGAACAAGACGTGGGTCTATGACGCGGTCTCTCAACTGTGGCACAACCGCGGGTACTGGGACGTGGCCACCGGCGTCTACAAGGCGTATCGTCCGATGTGGCATGCCTACGGGTTCGGGAAGCACCTCGTTGGGGATCTGATCAAAGGGCGCGTCTACGAGCTGTCGGACACGTCGTACGTGGACGTGGACTCCGCCCTTGTGCGGCGGTTCAGGCGAGGCCCCCACATCTCTCAGGACCAGCTCATTATTTCCCACCAGCTCTTCCAGTTGGACCTCGAGGTTGGACTGGGGCTCGCATCTGGGCAGGGCAGCGACCCTCAGATCATGCTCCGGTGGTCGGACGATGGGGGCCAAACGTGGGGGAACGAGCACTGGAAGTCGGCCGGCAAGATCGGCAAATATCGCACCCGTGCGAAGTGGACACGTCTCGGGTCGTCACGCGATCGCGTTTATGAGATCGCGATGACAGACCCCGTCCCGTGGCGCATCATCGACGCGTATATCGGCGCGTCAACAGGGACCAGCTAGTGGCGATCATCAGCCCCCCTCCCTTGTACAGCGACGTCGCCGTCGATGGGAGACGCGTCAATATCGACTGGCTGCGATGGTTCAACAGTATTGTGCAGGGCTTCTCATTATCTTCGTCTTTGGCCGGGTCCGTCACATTGGCTGCCCAGGCGGCATCGGTGGCCTCTGCGCCAGTGGCGCAGTCTTTGGCCCCAGGGGTCTATCGCGTTTCGTATTACGCGAGGGTGACGACTGCCGCGACCTCTAGCAGTTCGCTGGCGATCGATGTTGGATGGACCGATGGTGTGATTGCCTGTGCCTTGTCTGTCGCAGCGGTCACAGGGAACACCACGGCCACCGTGTCTGCTGGCAGCCTGATCGTCAAGGTGGACAATGGGACGGACATCACCTACGCCACGACGTATGCCAGCACCGGCGCGACCTCTATGCAATATGCACTGTCCTTGCGCGTAGAAGCTCTGCCGTAGCCCGTTTGTATTGCCCGGTTTCATAGGGCATTCTTTAATGTATCGACGATTTTCCCAGGAGCGACATCAATGACCTTTGCCATGACATTGTTTACCGGAGGAGGGGCTGCCGCACTTCCTATTGTGCTCGTGGTCGGGTGGCTGATCGGCCTGATGATGGGACTCTCTGCCGCGGCGAAGCTCATCGGCGGGAAAAGGGCCTCCGACTCTGCAAAAAAGGCTGCGAAGATCCAAGACCAGGCGGCTGTGCGTGCCTTCGCTGCGCAGAAAGCTGAGTGGGAGCGCGTCCAGAAGATCAACGCGCCCTTCATGGAGGGGATGGCGGAGCGACGGAACACCATGCGGTCCCTGACGACGCCTGGAACGTCCTACCAGCACAACCCCCAGCCGCAAGGTCCTCCTCCTCCTCCTCCGCAAGGCCCCCCAGGTGGTGGCCCCGGTGGACCTCCCCCACAGGGTGGTCCAGGTGGCCCTCCCCAGAGGGGTGGCTTTGGTGATCGTTTTTTGCAGGGTGGTGTAGGTGGTTTTGCGGGGAGTCGGGGTCAAAAAGGTGGCCCAGGCGGCCCCCCAGGGGGCGGTCCCGGCGGGCCTCCTCCAATGGGCCCTAGTGGTCCCCCACCTCCTGGTGGTCCTCAGATGCAGCGTCCAGGGCAGGGCGCCCCAGAGCGCATGGGCGGCATGATGCCCCCGCCTGACTACATGAGACGACAAGGCATGAGGGGATAACCCATGGCAGTACCAGGCGATAAGAATAACGATACCAATTTCACCCAGAAGTCACCACAGTTTAACACCCAGACGAATAGTCCTCAGAACACTGGGGCGACCGGCGGAGCTGCGAGCAATAACGCCTCCGGCGGTAATAACTCGTCTGGGCCTGGTGGGCAGCGTAATGACGATCCGTTCGCCTATACCAATGGGTCTTTGTTGACGCCGTGGACAAAAAAGTTTGACTCTTCCCAGTTCAGCGGTGGGGGCGGCGGGTATACACCCGCAGATCCGTTTAGCTTCGGAAACTTTAACCCCGGCGGGTATTCAGTCGGGAGCTTTAACGGCGGCGGCGACTTCGCATGGGGCGGGGGGCAGTTTGCTGGTCCTAGATTTAACGCCCCTGGCGGGTTCCAGTCTCCTCAAACCGGGTTTATGGCTGGTCTACTCCCACCACGACAGCAGGCAAATTCTGGGCAGCCCTCGCGCCAGCTTCAGCAGGGGCAGCCACAGGCGCCTGCCGCGCAGGCCCCGGTACGCCCGACGAGCCCGATGGGAAACACCGCCCCGTCGTCTCAAGACCCGTTTACCTCTATGGGTGGAGGGGTCTGGACGGGCGAGGGCTGGATACCGAAGAACAATCCGTCGGCCGCTCCGTTCATGGAGAAGCAGCAGAAGTACGACGCTGACATGGCGAAGTATGAGACGGATCTGGCAGCGTTTAACAGCGCAGGAGCCCCACAGGCAGGACAACAGGCCACGCCAAGCGGCTGGTCGGCACAGGGGCAGCCCGGTGGTCAGTCAGGCGGCAGCAAGTGGGCCGGAGTCGTCGGCCAAGGGGCCGCTGGAGTCGCCGGCGCACTCGCAGGCCAGATCCAGCCGCAGGATTGGAATCCGGCCGGCACCGGCGGGAACGGTCGTGGGCAATTTGCCGCGGAGCAAGCGGCACAGGCCGGAGGCAACCCGGTAGGTACTGGTCAGTCAGGCAGCAGCAAGTGGGCCGGAGTCGTCGGCCAAGGGGCCGCTGGAGTCGCCGGCGCACTCGCAGGCCAGATCCAGCCGCAGGATTGGAATCCGGCCGGCACCGGCGGGAACGGTCGTGGGCAATTTGCCGC